GATGGCCGAAAAAAGAGCAATTGATAGAGCTGTATTAAAATTAATTGGTATTCATGGATTTGTTTATTCAGAAGATGAAGTTGATAAAAGTTTTGAAAGTCTTCCAATCAATAAACCTATTGCTAAACCAATTACTAAACCAATAAATCAACAACAAGATAAAGTTGATAAAGTTGATAAAGTTTATATTGCTACAGCACTAGATAAAATTGAAAACAATAGTGATAAAAAAAATTCTTCAGGTTTAAGAAAAGATATTGAGAATCTTAAATCTAAGATCAATCAGTCGATGGGTTGGGATGCGTTCACCAAGACTGATGAGTTTGTAAAGTTTAACGCATTAAGAAATCAAATAACCAAACAACAAAGGAGTTAATTATGGCATTTGAATTAAAAGAAGGTGAAGGTTTCCTTAATAGAGATAATGAAAACCCAGAAAAGTTTTGGGGCTCATTTAAATTAAGTAAGGACATGAGAAAAGGAGACACCATTAATCTTACTGAGTGGATTAACACTAAGGATGATGGTAAAGTTGTTCACAAATTACAAGAGAGAAAGCCTAAACAGGCTTAATCTGTAATAAATGGGGTGGTGGTTTTCATTATTGCTCCCAAAATAGTTAGTTAAATACACCGCCCCTTTTTATTATGAATTATATTTTATATTTAATACTTGTGATTAATTCTGAACTTTATGAAGTTAAAAAAGTTTTAATAATGAAAGACATCGATTGTATAGAAGCTTTAGATACTGTGGCCACATACAAAAAAGATGTAGGTTATTTTTATAACAACAAATTAGTGATGGGATATTCTTGTGAAAATAAGAAATAAACAAAAAGATGAAAGAGGTTCATGTGATTTGGAATTAATTATAGAAAAATTAAAAAAAGAAAATTACGATTTAAAAAAACAAGTAGACTATGCAGAAGAAGAAATTCAATTAAAAGAAATTGAAATTAATAAATTAAAGGAGAAACTAGATGAATGATGACAATATAAAATGGATTGATATTGGCGAAAAGATGGTCAAGCAGATGTTAGAAGGAAAGCAAAAAGAATATGGAAGCTTTGAGCACAACTCATATATTATTGCTAATTTTATTAAAAGTGTATTGGAAGTAATTAATAAAAAAGAAATTGAAGTTCCAATTACATTAGTACCACAGTTAATGATTGTTTTAAAATTAACTAGAACTATCAATGATGGCACAAAAGAATTTATGTATAAAGAAGACACACATAAAGATATTGCAGGTTATAATAATTTGCTTAGACAAATGATTATCAGTTCTTCAGAAAGTGAGAAGAAAAGTGACTAAAACAAAGATATTATTCAGCCCACAAATTAAAAAAATGATTGATTTTATGGCTGATTACTATGAAAAAAATGAATGTTATCCAAAGCTAACTGAGATTGGTGCACAATTACAAGTCACTAAACAAAGAGTTGGTATTCTTTTAAAAGATGCTGAGAGATTAGGATTGGTAAAATCAAGTAATGTGTTTATGAGAAAATATAGCTTGATTACTTTTCCTAAAAATAGTAAATTGAAAGTCAATAATTACTATGAGTTGTAAAAAAATTTATTATTATGAATTTGCAGCAACTCTTGAGGAGGAATTTGATTCTGTTGAGAAGGCAGCAGATCAAAGGGATGCTTCAGAAAATGCAGTAGTTAAGGATATTACTCATAAAAATCTGATTCATTCCATCATTAAAAAGAAGGAGGACAATGAGTCTAACAAATGAAATTCCTAGATTGTATGGGAAGCTTCAACAATGCCACAATAAGATCATGGCATCTATTAATGGCAGAATGTGTGTTCATACATATCAGGATTATCTTGAGTATAAACAATTAGTAAGAAGAATTGTTCAAGCTCAGAATAAAGACGCAAAAATTATTTACGAAAATTTGTAATTAATTTTTAAATTTAAATGACAGAAAAGTTAACAGAAAGGAAGGCTATCTATGTCATCAAAACCAAAAACCCAAGAAAAAATAAAGTTTGATATTCATACTGGTATCAAATTAAGAAATAAAAGAGTTGAAAGAAAAAAGACTCAAGAAAGAGTAGCAAAAGTTCTTAATGTTACATTTCAACAAGTTCAAAAATATGAGAAAGGTACAAATGGATTAAGTGGTTTTCATATCCTACAGCTTAGTGAATTTTTTAAAGTGCCTGTTACATATTTCTTTGAAGGATTTAATGTTAGAACTTATGAAAGTGACTTAAAATATTTGGATAAACTTCCAGAAATAAATGTAAATAATCAAATTAGAAATGAGAAGTTATATCCTAATCCGAATTCTTTTGATCAATTAACAGATCAATCGAATGATACCGATGAGGTATTAAAAATAGCACAATGACAATGGGGATGGCTAGGGGGTCTAAGAATAAGACTGCCCTAGCCTGATGAAAGAAAAGGTATGAGCTTAACAATAAACAAGATACCTAAAAAATACAAGCCAAAATATGATAGGTTAGAAGGTCTATCAAATAGATATGATGAGCTAGACAAATTAGCTAATTTGTATAATAAAACTAAGGATAATCAATATAAGGAAGAATGGTATGAAAGGATTGATAAAATTATTAAATATCTAACTGTTTAGTTTTTTATCGTTTTCTTTTACACAATCATAGTGGGCATTTTGATATTTGTACTTACCATAAATAATTTTGCCAATGGGCACAAAAGAATCTTCATTAGTCATTTCTTGATTACAATATTTGCAATTACCAATATCAACAACAACACTTTTTGATCTTACCCAAGATTTTTTTTTAGACATACCTATAGTATTTATCCCTCCATCATACCCAGTTGACAAGCAACTACACCTAGTAACAATTATTTTTTAGCAGTCTTAGCTGATCTTTTTAAAGCCTTACTTGATACAGTTCCTTTACCTTTTCGGCTAGTACCTGCTTTTTTTCTTTTATTCATATAGTAATACAATCCTTTTTTAACTGTACGACCATCTTTAGTTTTATGATAACCTTTTTTCATATTATTTTTTCTTCTTTTTTTTCTTTTTAAGAGCCATTAAATCAGCTCTAGTTATTTTTTTTCTAGGTGGTGCAACTGCAGCCAATTTTTTTTGCTTTGCAGAGTATTTAGAATAAGGCATTAGTAACTACCTTTCTTTTTTTTCATCGCACTATTTTTCATTAGCTTTCCATTAGGCATATAGTGATAACCTTTAGGTGCTTTTTTCTTTTTCTTCATCTTATGTTTAGGCATATTTATCTCCTTTTGTTTCTACCCATATACCAATCACTAGGTTCATAGTTCCATCTTTTACCATGATGACCTCTAAGATCAGCATATAACATTCTAGTTTTCACTAAGAATTTTATAAATTTCTTTACCATTTTTTGCAAGACCAATATCTAGCTGAGAATACATCTTTAGCAGATTCACATCTATGTCTTGCTCTAAACGATTTTCTTCTTGCAGGAATATTTTTTTTAATAGTCATATTGGCATCACCAAATCTAATAATCTTTTCTTTGCCACCCTTACAGGCTTTGACTACAAACTTTTTACCACCTTGAACTTGTCTTCTTGGTGAGTTGCATTTCATTTTAGATTTATCTATTGCCATAATTTATAACCAGTATCATCTTTAGTTAGAGCTTGTCCTCTACCATTGGGTATATAAGAACAATGAATCCAACCTTTATTACTAAAATCCTTCATATCATCTTCTTGATAATATTCAAGGATGACTTGATCCATAGGTAAATTTTCTATGATATGTTTAAATACTTTCTTATTATCAATACCAGGAATAGTAAAATCGGCTGCTTGACCTTTACAATGTTGTGAGGTTGTCTTTGAGCCTACCAATAAAGATAATTTCTTACTTCTAAATCCAGAACTTATTACCAAAGGTTTTTGAAAGTCATCTCTTAAAGGTTGCAAGATATTCTCACACAATTGTTTCAAACATTCAATCTGTTCGGCATCTGGGGTATTGTCTATATTATTCTTTTCGGCAGTTTCTGATTTAGTTAGTTCTGCAAGTGTAAAGTTTTCAGTTAATTTCATCTTCTGTTACTCCTTTAAAATATTTATAATTATATTTAACAGCTCTGCAATCATGTTTTTTACGCATAGACTTTTGTTTATCTTTAAATTCTATAGCTTTTTTTTCTGATTCAAATATTAAATTAGTAAATATTTCATAGAGATTAGAACCATCTCTTTTCCAAATGACGCACCACATTAAATGTTGTCTAATTTTTTACAACTAAAACTTATATATAAAACTTCATCATTAACTCTTTGATTGCCAAAGTTCTTTATTGCTTCACCACTAAAAGCATAACCTGCTATAGCACAATCATAATGACTATCAAATACCTCATCTACTGGGACTGGTTTCATGCAAGAATTATAGATTGACGAACATAAGGTTAGCACTAAAACAAATTTCATTAAGGATGTTCCACTAGCATTTGATTAGTTTCCTTTAAATCTTTTATTGTTTCTTTTGCTTTTTCTAAATCCATAGTTGCGTTCTCTAATTTTTGCAAACATCTTTTATTAGCAGAGTCTTTAGATTTGTTAGATTTTTCTAACTCCTCTACCTGTTCTTTAAGAAGTTTGATTTGTTCCTTGTATTCAAGAATTAAATCGTTGGTCATTTATTTTATTTTTTTTTAAATAAATCTAATCCTGGTTTAAGTCCAT